GGACTCCTCCCGGACTGGGCCTGGCCGCAACTCGCCGACATGAGTGCGGGGGCCGAGTAGACCGTCACAGTCGGCTGCGCCCGGAGAAGACCTGGTCCGCCTCGTCAGGACGCGGGTTCGATTCCCGCCACCTCCACCACCCAAAAACCCCTGCCCCTAGCCGGGTGGGGGTTTTCCTTGTCCACAAGGGGTTTTCGCGGTTTTCAGCCTCGCGCGTCTGGTGGCGTATCGCGCATATAGCGCGCCCAATGTTATCCTCTGGGGGTGCGCCGGGGGTGCAAGGGGGCGCCGCCCGGAGATGCAAATCGGGAAACCTGGGGGTGCAAGATGGCCAGGGCGTGGGGCAAGATAGCGCGGATGAGGTCCGGCAGGTGGCAGGCCAGCTACCTCGGCCCGGACGGCCGCCGCCACAACGGCCCGGCCACCTACAAGACCAAGCGCGAGGCCGGGGCGTGGCTCGACGCCGAACACGCCGCCATCGGCGTCGGCACGTGGCAGCCGCCTGAGCGCCGTATCGCCGGCCAGGAGGCTCTGACCGTCGCCGAGGCGGCCGAGCTGTGGCTCGCCGACCTCGAACGCGCGGGCCGCAAACCCAAGACCCTCGCCAACCACCGGTCGCGGCTGCGCGTCGCCGTCCTCGACCGGCTCGGCGACCGGCCCATCGCCGAGGTGACCCGCGTGGACGTGGAGGACTGGTGGTCCTCCTACGCCGAGGCGACCGCCGAGCACCCGAGCGCCAAGCGAGCCGCATACCTGACCCTCTCCGCCCTCATGGGCTGGGCCGTCCGTCAGGCATCCGCACAGAGACGCCCTGCCGCATCGAGGGCGCCACACGCCACGAGCCCGTCAAGCCCGTGCCCCACGGGCACGTCCTCACCCCCGAGCAGGTCGCCCAGGTGCACGAGGCCATGACCCCCGAGAACCGCGTCGCCGTGTCCCTCGCCGCCTGGTGCCAGCTGCGCCAGGGCGAGATCCTCGGCCTGCACCGAGACGACCTCGACCTCGACGACGGGCTACTCCACGTGCGCCGCCAGGTCCAGCACCTGCCCGGGCAGGGCATGGTCGAGCTCGCCCCCAAGTCCGACGCGGGCAAGCGCACCATCGCCATGCCCAGCCAGGTCGTCACCGAGCTGCGCGCCCACCTCGCCGACTACGCCGGCCCGGTCATCGTCATGCCCCGCACGGGCGCTCCCGGCGAGTACCTGCACCCGAACAGCTTCCGCAACCGCTGGGCGTCCGCATGTCGGCGCGTCGGGCTCGCAGGGTTCGTGTTCCATGACCTGCGGCACACGGGGCTTACGATCTACGCCCAGCAGGGCGCCACCGCCGCCGAACTCCTGCACCGGGGCGGGCACAGCTCGCTGGAGGTCGCGCTGCGCTACCAGCACGCCACGATCGAGCGCGACCGACTCCTGGTGCAGGCGCTCGAAGCTGTGATCTGAGACGCGGAAAGGGGCCCCGTCCTACCCGGACAACCCGGGTAGGACGGGGCCTTGTGTGTCGGGGGCTGGTGTCAGGCGTCCATGGCGGCGCTGATGGCCTGGGCGGCGTCGCGATTGTAGGCGATGACGCCTGCGGGGCGGGCGCCTCCCAGTCGTTCGAGGGCGGTGGACGCCACGCTCGTGGTGGCCACGTTGTGGACCCACACGGGCTTGCCGGTGGCTGCGAGGGCGGCCCAGTCTTCTGTGGTGAGGTCGGCGGCGTTGCCGCTGATAATGTCGGCGTCGTCGTGGTTGAGGGCGGCGATCTGGGACTGGTTGCAGCAGACGACCTGGCGCAGGCCGGGGTGGTTGGCGCGCAGGTGAGCCCGTGTCCAGGTGGCGGGCGCGTAGGTGAGGGCTGTGATCCGGGCGGGGTCGGCCTCGGTGACCAGGCGCTGCCAGAACTGGGTCTCCTGCGCCTGCGCGCTGGCGTTGGGGGCGGGCGCCGAGCTGTTGGGGCCGTACTCGATGACCAGCCGGGCGTCCGGGAGAGCCTGGATGATGTCGGCGAGCTCGGGGATCTGTCCGGCGTCGACGGGCAGGGCCTGGATGGTGGTCAGGCCGCGGTTGTAGATGCTGTAGTCCTGGCCGTCGCTGCCGCGGATCTGCCAGCTGGCCGATGGCACGTACAGGCCGGTCGCCGGTGTCGTGTCACCGGTGCGCCACATGGCCAGGTGCACGGCGGTGAAGCCGTCGGCGATGGCTTCCTGGAGGCGGATGAGCGACGTGCCTGCGCGGGCGCCGTCCTTGTACTCGTAGCCCGCGTAGGCGGCCACGAGCGACATGTTCTGCTGGGGCTGCTGGGGGTCCGACGGCTTGGGCTTGGCGGCCTGTCTGGCGCGGGCGGCGGCGAGCCGGGCGAGACGCTCGCGGACCTGCGGGTACTGCGCCCAGTCCGCGAGCCGTTCTGCGCCGGCTCGGACGTGCTCGGCGAGGGCGAGGCCGAGGGCCTCGCTGCCCGGCCCGGTCGGGTGGGTGCCGTCGGAGGCGATGAGTATGTCGCGGTTGCCGTCGCCGGTGGGGGCGCCGGCGTGGCCGGTGCCGGTGAGGACGGCGCTGGTCTGGGTCCAGGCGCTGCTGGTGGCGGGGGTGCCCTCGCTGCCGCGGGTCCACCGGCTGGTGGAGTAGATGGCGCCCTGCCAGGAGACGACGGTGCCGGGCCGGTAGAAGCCGTCCTCGGCCCACGGGACCGGGGACGTGTAGGCGACGCCGGACCAGTCCTCGAAGGCGAATCCGTCGTCGGCGTCGGCCACTGCTTTGGCGACGGCCTGGCAGTTGGCGGCGTGCGCGTCGGAGACGGTGCGGGCGCCGCCGGAGGGCTGGGGGCCGACGATGACGACCGGGGTGGCCGGGAGCAGGGCGCGCAAGTCGCCGCAGAAGCGTCGGACGGCCGCTTCGATCACGGCGGCGCCCGAGGCCTGGTCGTTGATGGAGCCGGCCACGACGACCAGGTCCGGGCGGGTGGCTGCGACCGCGGCGAGCCGCTGCTGGCTGCCGAACGGCGAGTTTGTCGCCGCGTTGGCGGTGCCGGCGGACACGTAGCCAGTGCCGCCCTGCGCGCTGGGCAGGCAGGCGACACCGAGTTCGCGGGCCGCGACCCGGTCGATGGTGTATCCGGCCGGTACCGCGGAGGAGCCGGCGCAGAAGGAGTCGCCGATGAACGCGACCCTGGGCGGGCGCTGCTCGCCCAGGGTCAACCACTGGAGGACGCTCGTCATGGGTCAGTCTCCTGTCTCGACGGCGGCGCGGGCCGGGGGCTCTCCGGAGCCGCCGCTGTCGCCGGCGGGGGTGATGTCATAGATGCCCATGGCCGCCAGGCCCATGAGGATGGCCTGCTCGATCTGGAGCCACAGGGGCTCGGCGCCGTAGCGGACCATCAGCCAGCGGACGAGGGTGAGGAGGATGGCAGCAGCGAGAGCGAGCGCCGACACGACATTGCCGCGCAGGCTCGGGAACAGCCGGCGGAGCAGGCTGGTGAGCCCGATGACCCCGGGCACAGTCAACAGGGCGGTGATGGCGGTGGTCACGCGAACCGCCCCCTCAGGGTCTGGCAGTCGTCCGCCCAGAACTCGCCCCACCGGTCGGTGCCGGTCGGGCGCATGTCGCGCTGGAAGCGGATGACGGCGTCGGTGGTGGGCTGCTCCCAGATGCCGTCGCACCAGGAGCTGTTGGGGTCGGTGATGCCGGGCACGTAGCCGCAGACGATGAGGGCCTGCTGGATCGCGCGGACCTGGGGGCGCTCGGCGGCGTAGTAGCCGCCGTGGGAGTCCTCGGGGCCGTCGACGGGGCCGTAGTAGTGGCCGGCCGGGAGCGGCCATGGCAGCGGGTAGCCGGCGGGCAGGGCGGGTTTGCCCCCCGATGGCTTGGCGGCGGGGGTGGTGGCCTGGACGGTGCCGGGGTTCTGGCCGTCGTAGTAGGCCTGGGCGCGGCGCATGTACTCGCCGATCTGCCGGTCGTAGAGGGCGCCAGGACAGGCGGTGCCGGAGAAGTCCCGGTGGCCGAACACGTTCTTCTGCCACTGAGGGCGGCCGAGGCCGTAGTAGCGGCAGATCGCGGCCACGAGGTGGGCGCCGGCGTCGAGTGTGGCGTCGCTGATGGTCCAGTCGGGGGCGGTCCGGTCGTTGGCGTGCTCGATGCCAATCGACGTGAGGTTGGCCTCCCAGTTGCCGGCGTGCCAGGCGGTGTCGGAGTCGTTGACGAGCTGGCCGATGCGGCCGCCGTGCTCGACCTGGTAGTGGGCGGATGCCTCGCGGGTCTGCCAGGTGTTGTAGCACTGGTCGATTGTGAGGCGTCCGGCGTTGTGGTGCAGCACGATCTTGTTGATCTTGCGGCCTTCGCGGCCGGGGCTGTAGTGGACGCCGATGATGCGGTCCACGTCGGCGATCAGGTTGGCCCAGTCCATGGGTGCTCCTCTCATAGGTGAGGCCCCGCCTGGCGGCGGGGCCTTGGGGTGTCAGGTAGTGGTGTTGGGCTTTGGCGTCGGATAAGGCGGCGGGTCCTCCTGTTCTCGCCACCACGGCCAGCGGCTCCGGAGATCGTCCCAGCCGGCCTGCCACAGGCCGTCGCGATCTAGGAGAGTGCGCTGCACGAGCTCCAGCTGCTTGATGCGCTCCTCTTTTTCGGCGTCACGGTCGCGGAGATAGCGGACCTCGTCACTGAGGTCCTTGTAGGTGGCTGCCGTGACCTCTAAGACCTCGTTAGTGATGCGGCCCTGGATGTCGGCCTCGGCGCTGTGCGCCTGCCGGAGTGAGGCGATGGCGGTGCCTATGAGGGTGAGGCTGGCTGTGACGACGGCGACTAGGACGCTCTCACTCATCCACGGGGGCATCCAGACCCTCCCATCGTGTTTCGGCGGTGACGGTCGCCCATGCCCGGTCGACGCCGGCGGGCTGCCACGACCCGTCGACGCGGGCCGTGACCCGGTGCCAGGGGCCGGGGTCCCAGCCGTTGAGGAGCCGAAAAATCGCGGAGGCGGCGTCCTCGGCCTTCGCTCGGCTGGTGTGCCAGCAGATGACGGTCACCTGCCACCGGCCGCCGCCGGTGGGGTGAGCGTCGACCTGGAGGCAGGGCAGCCAGTCCTGGAGGGGCCAGGCGGCCGAGATGATCCGCAGCGGCGCGAGGCGGGCGGCGACCAGGTCGGTGAGGCTGCCTGTCATGGCGTGGCCGCCGGGATGAGGGCCGCCGGATCGTAGGCGGCGAGGGCGTCGGCGGCCATGGTGGCGACCTGCTGCATGGCGTCAGTCATGATGTCGGCGGCGAGGCTGACCCCCGCTTTGGCCGCCCACTGGCGGATGTCTCGGCTGGTGTCCTGCGGGGCGAGCTGCCAGACGTGGGTCTCGGTTTCGTTTTCGGCGCACTGTCGGCTGGCCTCGACGTGGCCTGCGGTGACGGTGACGGACCATTCGCCGCTCACCACGCTGATCTCCTGATCGCCAGCCATAGGAACCCTCCTTGCCGTGTTGAGCCGGACGTGCACTCGGTGACGACCTTGAAGCTGCCGCCGTCTGCGGCAGTGACCTTGGGGACGAGGCGTGCGCCGTCTGCCCAGTCGAAGGGCGTGACGATGGGCAGCCATTTCCCGGTCCAGTTGGCGGGTGGGCTGCCCCCGGGGGTGACCGTGGTGCGGTTGATCTGGCCGGACGCCAGGCTCCCGAACTCGACGATTCCGGTTCGGATCATGGTGCCGGCCAGGCCGGTCCCGACCTGGCCGACGAAGTCGAGCCAGCCGTTGCCGAACTGGACGCTGGACGAGTGGCCCTGCCCGTCGCTTCCGGCCAGGGAGGAGACGGTGTCGGTGCGCAGGGTCAGCGCGGACCGCATGCCCTGGTCGTCGCGGGCCTCCAGCGACGCTTTGCCGAGCTGCTGGGACAGCTGGAGGATGGCCTGAAGGTTCCCGGAGATTCCGGACGTGAGGATGAGGTCGGACAGTTCGGCGGCGGACTGTGACACGATGATCCGCGCGTACCGGGCGATGTCATCGTCGGTCATCCCGTGGGCCTGGCCGCCGTCCCAGATGACCCCGGAGCGGCGCCCCGTCCCGGACAGCCAGCTGGCGAACAGGGCGCCGCCGGCGCGCAGCGCCCCGGATATGTAGTTGGTCTGCCCGTCCATGTGCACGGTCTCCGCGCCGTCGGCGTCGTAGGCCTGGAAGCCATCCCGGTTGAATCCGACGCGCTCCCCGGACAGGGCGGTCCAGAACTCGTCGGATGTGATGATCTTGGCGGCGAGCAGGGCGACGTCGATGAGCCCGGCGTTGACCGTCGGCGCCACCACCTGTGACGCGGGCAACGGCTGGGACACCCACTGTCCACCTGCCGCCTGCCAGCAGGCGGTGGCGGTCATGTCCTCCGCCGAGGCGACACGCACCCACCACGCCCCGTCCGGGTAGCCATCCGCGGTCTCGGGGGGCTCGCTGGTGGAGACGGTGTTCCACCTGCCGGCGGTGGCGATGCCCTCCGCCAGGCGGGCGGCCGTGGCCTCCAGTGTGGAGACCCGGTTTGCGGTGTCGCGGAGGCTTCCGGTCTGTGCCCACGTGGATTGGGTTTCGCCGTCGCCGGCGTCGGCGTGGCTTGTCTGACCCCAGGTGATGTCAGCGCCGTCAGCGAGGGCCTTGCTGCCGGACGGGGCGGTCGCACCCGCGGTGGCTTCGGCGCGGGCGGCGGCGAGCCGGGCGGCCAGCTGGGAGACGCTCGGGTTCAGATCGCGGCGCTTCACGGGCTCAGTCCTCCTGCATTTTGACCTTGACCATGTCGTCGGCCAGGTCGATGCTGGCGGCGATCGTGGTCACGGTCAGGTCCTGGCCGACGGGCGGGTGAGGCAGCCCGGGGGCCTGGTCGAGGCGGGCGGTCGCCCTGGTCGGCGGGGTGACCAGGCGGACCCGGTCACCTACCTGCCAGTCGGTGACCGGCCGGCAGCCGGGCTGGGAGGCGTCGACCTGCACGGTCCACTGCACGACCGGCCTGGATGCGGCGGCCAGGTCGGCGTCCACGTGGGCGAGCAGCGGCCCATGGTTGGAGATGGACTGGTAGGCCTGCACCTGCTCCATGAGCGGCATGCCCGCCTGCATCAGCTGCTCGTTCTGCCGGACGTCCATGAGGATGTCCGCGTCCTCGCCGGCGCCGGTCGCCCAGCTGCGCGTGTAGATGCCGGACGAGTCGGTGGTGACCTCCAGGCCGGTGACGCCCCCGCGCGGCGCGGTGGCATCCCAGATCCGCAGGCCACGCTGGGGGATCTGCGGCTGCCCGTCGAGGCCGTGCCACAGTTCTACGGCGACCGTGTCGGGCTGGGCTGGGTCGTCGCCTTCGAGGACGGGGCGCATGGCCAAGTCGGGGCCGCCGATCACCTCGGACAGCTCCGACAGGCGCTTGTCCACGGCATTGTTGCTGAGGTTGAACGCCGCGTAGGTGCGGGTGTGCCCGTCGTCCCTGGCCAGGCCGGTCTGGGCGTGCCCGGCGCGCGGGCGGATGGGCAGCTGTCCGGCGTAGCGTTCGCACGCTTTGGCGATGATGCGCTCGGCGATCGTGCCGAGGCTCATGCCGTCGAAGGTGACCGACTCGTGCTGCAACGCCCAGGTGCCTTCGGGGGCCTGCCAGTCGCGCCAGCCAGTGATGATCCGGCGGGCCAGCATGGCGCGGATGTCCTTGCCGGTGAGGGTGACCGGCTGCCCGGCCTCCCCGTCCGGGCCCATGGCGGCGTGGGGCAGCTCGGTGGCCGGGCCGAACAGGACGGGCTGCCAGCCGGCCCCATCGTGCGCGTCGTGGCAGACCAGCAGCGACGAGGCCCACGGGTACCACCAGCGCTTGGGGATGGTGTCCAACCAGTCGCCGTCACAGGCGACCGTCCACGTGCCCGTCCCGTTCAGCAGCCACTCGGCCTTGGAGCCGTCAAGGAGCGGGACGCGAGGGCCGAGGCGGCCGGTCTTCGTGTCGCACAGCCAGGCGGCCCAGTGCCAGGCGTCCACTATTCGACCGGCCCCTCGTCCACGATCCGGTAGTAGCCGTGGGCGTAGCCGTCACCGCCGCCGAAGTGGGTCACGCGGGTGTCATAGCGGAGCCATACCGTCCGCCGGTCGACGCGGAACGTGTGAGTGCCGGCCGACAGGTCGAACAGCTCCTGGTGGCGGCGGATCACGCGCCGCCGGTCAACGGGCAGCTCGAACCGGACGGTCTGCGCCCCGTCCCGGACGATGGTCCACTGGATCGCGCCGGGGCTGAGCTCGGGCGTGGACCCGTCGGTCTTCAGCTCCTGCACGATCTCCACCCTGACCCTCCGGTCGGAGGGGACCGTGCAGGACAGGGTCACGGTCCAGCTGTCTGCGGCGACGACGCCGACGGCCGCGTTCTCCTGCCAGTAGGCGAGCTCCCCGAGGGAGGCCCCGTAGGGGAGGGCGTAGCGGCGGGTCGTGACGTCCGTTGCGGCCGATGTGGCGGTGGCGCCGGCGGGGAGCCGGAAGCTGCCGATGATGACGTGGTTGCCCTGGAGGCCGCCGCCGGAGTCGAGGTGGACGACACCGTCAGCGTCGACACCGATGGTGTCCACCTGTGTGCCGGTCTCGGGCGGCGTGGTGAGCGCCGTGTCTGTCTCGTCCCACGTCACATACTTGGCGCCTGCCGCCGTGCGGAGCACGCCCACACCGGCCGCGACATGGTAGGCGAGGGTGGCGGTGCCGGTCACCTGCCCGCCCGCCAGGACCGGGTTCGACCTGGAGTTCGTGTACAGCCCGGCGATGATCTGCTGGGCCGTTTCGGGCGTGGTGCGGCGGCCCTGACTGTCCGCCGCTTCACCGAGCTGCCCCATGGTCCCTCCTCAGAGGTAGGTGTCGTAGATGGTGACGTCCGCCCAGCAGACGGTGCCCTGCTGGAGCGGTTCGATGACCGGGGCCACCTGGCCGCCGCGCGGCGGCACGGTCCACCAGCCGCGGCCGGTGACCAGCTCGGTGCGGTCCGCCCCGGACTGGGTGGCCTGCCCGGCCGCGAAGTCAAGCCGGACCGGCGCCTGCTCGGTGACGGCGCCCCGGTACACCAGCCAGTGGCCGTGCCCGTCGCCCAGGCGGAACCCGGACGCGGCGTTACCGGTGACCACTGCGGTGGGCCACGCGGCGACGCGGCCCATGTTGACCAGCGGGCCGGTGCCAGCGGGCCCGTCGGACCCCCAGTCCAGGCCCTCCCCGTCCGGGTCGTACAGGGGCCAGATCAGGCCGTAGTCCTCGCCCGGGGTGGACACCTGGGTGCGGCGGACCTGCCCGTACAGGTGCGGGTCCGGGGCGTAGAGGGGCAGCTGCCACTTGATCCGGGCCCAGTCGTCCTCGATGACCGCGGTGATCTTCGGATCGCCGTCGAGGCGGGCCCGGCACCACCGCTGCCCGGTACCGAACGTGCGGACCACCTCGCACAGCCCGCCGTCTGTGTCGACGTGGTCCAGGTCGTCCATGAACTGGCGGGCTTCGGCCTCGCCGGGGCCGAACCAGACCCCGCTGATGGTGAGCTCGCGGCCGGGCCTGCGCCACCCGGACTGGGCGGTGCCGTCACCCAGCCGGTCCGTCTTCACCGATTCGACGCCGAGCCCCCCGTCCAGGCCGTCCGAGTCGGTGAACAGGTTGTAGGTGTCCGCGGACGTGTCGGGGTTGCGGGTCGCCCAGATCCGGACCGTCTGGTCGGGGCTGGTGATACTGACCGTGTCCACAACCATCGTCAGACCACCTTTGTGAGCTGGTGCTGGAAGTCCTCGAAGTCCCGGCGCACCGACCTGCCCTCCATGTCGTAGCGGGGGCTGAACACGAAGGTGTCCCCGCCGGCGTCGCCGAGCCGGTGGTTCGGGATGACCTGCTCCCCGCCCCGGAACCGGACGAGCTCGGGGCCGTTCTCTCCGACCCACGCGAGGCCGCGGCGGGCGCTGTCAGTGCCGCGGGCGTAGCCGACGTAGCCGCCGCCCGAGGCCATCGAGACGATGCCAGGAATGTTCATCGGCCCGCCATATCGGGCATTCACGTAATGCCACCAGGCCAGCAACTGGTCGATGGCACCCATCCAGTTGTCGAACCCCGGATGGTGATACGCGGCGAACGTCGGCTGAATGAACTGCATCAAACCAGCGGACGGGTGGCCGGCCTTCGCGTTGCTGTCCCAGTTGTTCACCACACTGGGATTGAACCCAGACTCCATTTTGGCGACCGTGGCCGCGATCGTCTTGTACGGGGCCATCTCGGGGATGATCGCGACGGCGGCCTCCCACCAGGCGTCGAATGCCGCGGACCCGGACGGCCCGCCGAAGAACTTCGACATGTTGTTCTTCACCCAGCCGCCGATGAGTTCGGCGATCGCCGGGGGGATGCCATTGATCGCCTGCACGAATGAGGACCCGCCGAGGCCGTCCATCAGCCCAGAAATGAGACCCTTGAAGAACTCGATCGGCCCCTTGATGAGACCCTTCAGGATCTCGGACAGGCTCATTCCGCCGCCGTCGCCTCCGACGGCGCCGCCCTTGTCGTAGCCGCGCCAAGTGCGCATCGCCTCGACGATGTGGACGCCGCCCCAGCGGGCCACGTCCTTCTGCGACCAGACGACCTCGCCCTTGTGGACGACGCCGGCCGGGGTCAACCGGCCGCCGGGCCCGGTGTAGCCGCCGGACCAGAAGTCGACGTGCGGCACGTCCACCGTGCCCGCACCAAACTTGCTGGCCACGGTGTTGTAGGCGGAGACCACCTTCGCGACGACCGTGTTCACCACGAACCGGACCGGACTGGCGGCCAATTCCTTGACCTTGTTCCAGGCGTTTCCAATTCCATCTTTCATGGCCTCGAACACCCGGACCAGGTTGTCCTTCACTGAAATAAACCGGGAAATCACCGTGCCGGTGAACCAGTTCACGACCGGCTGCACGATGTTGTTGCGGATGCCGTTCCAAATATCGCTGAAGCGGCCGCGCAGCCAGTTGATCGCGTTGGAGATGGCGTTCCACACAGCCTGGAGGGCGGGGACGAGCGTGCCGGAGAACCAGGACGCGACCGCATTCACCGTCGATTTGATGCCGTTCCACACCGGCTGGAAGATGGTCTGCCACAGCCACGACAGGGCCGTGCTGATCGCGTTCCACACAGCCTGGAGGGCGGGGACGAGCGTGCCGGAGAACCAGTCGGCGACCGCCTGCACCGCGGCCTGGATGCCCTGCCAAGCGGGCTGGAAGATGGTCTGCCACAGCCACGTGAGCGCCGGTGCGATCAGGTTCTGCCAGGCGTAGACCATGCCCTCCCACAGCAGCTGCATCGGAGTGAGGGCGATCGCCACCGCAATCTTGATGCCCTCCCACGCCACGGCGAAGACGTCGCCCAGGAAGTCCAGGCCCGCCCTGATGCCGTCCCAGACCGCCTGGAAGAAGGGCACGAGCGTGTCCTGGAACCAGCCGACAACAGCGGATGCGGCGTCCTTGATGCCCTGCCAGGCGCCGTTCACGATATTGCGGAACGTCTCCGACTTCCGATAGGCGACCACCAGGGCGGTGCCGAGCAGAATCAGGAGCCCGACGATCTTCACAATCGGGTTCGCGTTCATCGCCGCGTTGACGAGCCGCTGAGCGACAGCGAACGCGCTACTGGCGCCCGTGGCGACCCCCATCGCGGCCGCGTTGGCCGTGTAGCCGCCGGTCGCCAGCAGTGTCGACGCGGCGGACAGGGACATGCCGGCCCGCACGACGGTGAGGGCGGCGCCGAGGGTCCGCATGAACGAAACGACCGTCTGGATGATCTGGAAGCCCCGGTAGGCGGCGACCGCGACGCCGACAGCACCCGCAACCCCGGCGAGCACGGACAGCAGGCCCTGGTGCTGGGCGACGAAGCCGGCGACCGCTGAGACCACCGTGATGATGACCGGGGTGAGGGTCGTGATCGCCGCGACGATGCCGGGTAGCGCGTCGGCGGCGATCTGGACGAGGGTTGGGAGGATCTGTGCGGCCAGGCCGATGATCTGCACGATCACCGGCATCAGCGCGATGGTGGCCTGCACGAGCGTGGGCAGGATGTCGGCCGCCGCCTGGATGAGGACTGGCATGAGCTGCCCGACGGCGCCGATGACCTGCGGCAGCAGGCCGATGAGGGAGACGAGCGCCTGCGACACGGCGGGCATGGCTGCGGCGAGGGACTGGCCCAGTACCTCGCCGAGCTGCCCGAAGCTGCCGACCGCCGCCTCGGCGGCCGAGGCGAGCTGGGGGCCGAGCGCGTCCATGGCCGGCTTGAGGCCGGCCGTGACCCCGTCGATCACCGGGATCAGGCCGATGAACAGGATGCGCAGGGCTTCGAGGGCGGGGGTGGCGACCGACGCGCCGAGCCGGGACAGGGCGGCGTGGACGTTCGAGAGGGCGCCGGAGAAGGTGGTGCCGGCCGCCTGGGCGGCGCCGCCGAGGCCGGTCTGCATGGCGTCGGCGAACGTCTGGAAGCCGATCTTCCCCGAGGAGACCATGTCGGACACGTCGGCGGTGGTCACCCCGAGCTGCTTGCTGAGGAACTGCAAGACCGGGACGCCGGCCGACGTGAGCTGGAGCATGTCCTGCCCGTCGAGCTTCCCCTTCGCCGCGACGCTGCTGAAGATCGTGCCGATGTCCGTGAACGACCGGCCAGAGATCTGAGCGGTGTCGGCAACCGTGGTCAGGACGTCGGTCATGTCCTTGCCGGCGCCGATCCCGACCGCGGCGAACTGGGCGGCCACGGTGGCGGCCTCGTCCAGCCCGTAGGCGGTGCCCTTCACCGCCGTGGTGGCGTTGTCCATCAGCTGCGCGACGGACTCGGTCGAGTGGCCGAGGCCGGCCAGTTTCGCGGTGGCCTGCTCGATGTTCAGGGCACGGTCGATGCCGCCCTTGAGGGCGACACCGGCGACCGCGGTGCCGATACCGGCCGCGGCGGCGGCGACCGTGGCCATGGCCCCCGCGCCGACCTTCGCGACCGTGGCGAACGCCCCGGACAGGCCGCTGGTGATGTTCTTGGACGCGCCGGACGCGTTGACGCCGCGCAGCTCCTTCTCGATGGCGCCGCGGAACCCAGACATCGACGGGCTGATCTGAATCCACGCGGTGCCGAGGTTGAGAGCCACTGGTCCCCCTGTGTGGTGTCGGAGAGGGGGAGCGTGGGTCGGCTTAGCGGTCCATTGCGGCGATGCGGGCCGCTCTGCGGGCGTCAGCGGAGCGGCGGTCGGTGCCCCGGGCCTGACGGGCGCGCTCCCGGGCGAGCCATCCGGGTTCGGGCGGGGTTGGCGCGGGGACCTTCTTGCCGGCCAGGTCGGAGCGGATGGCCGTCAGGAGTGATGCGAGCAGGTGCGCTTCGGTGCCCCAGGCCCCGCCGCCGCCCATCGCCATGGCGGTGCGGGACCCGCTGGGTAGCTGCTCGATGAGCAGCCAGCAGCGGCGCGGCGTCATGCGGCCCGTGTACAGGTCGCCCAGCTGCACGCCGTACACCTCTTGGAGGTCAGCCTCCACTTCGCGGCCGTACTCGGCGAGTACGGCCGGGAGGCTGACTATTCCCCCTGGGCCGCCTGGGTGAGGGCGGCGACGAGGATGCGCTGCACGACCGAGTTCCGGACCTTCCCGGTCTCGTCGGCGGCGGCGTCGAGGACGGCCTGGCGGGAGTCCTCGTCGAGGGCCTGCATGACGGGCATGACGAAGCCCGTGTAGACGGCGTTGATCGCCTCGTAGGAGTCGACCAGGTCGCGGGGCACGGCCACCGTGAGGTCGGTGTTGCCGTCGTACGTGGCGGCGTCGAGGACGGCCTTGACGGGCCGCCCCTGGGCTTCGGCCGCAGCAGCGTGGTCCTGCGGGAGCTTGGCGCCGGCCTTCACGGCGGCGGCGCGGGTCTGGGATGCCATGTGGTCCTCCAGGTGGGGAGTCGGGGAGTAGAGGCCCGGGCTGAGGGGCTCCCCATTCAACCCTCGGCCCGGGCCGGCTCTTGGTCAGCCTCCAATACCGGAGGCGGCGGGCAGCATGCCCGGCGAGTTGGTGAGGATCCAGTAGTCCTTCAGCACGTCGAGCGTGCACGGCAGGCTGGAGAAGCCGCCGGGCTGGTCACTCATCTCGTCACGCTCGGACAGGTCGAGCGACGGGAAGATGTACCGGTACTTGATGCCGTCGTGCGCGGTGTCGTAGGTGTCCCAGACACCGCACAGGTGCTCGATCTTGCGGGAGTGGGCGGCTTCCAGCTTGACGTACTCCTGGTGGTCCTCGGGGGCGTCGGTGTCGGTGAGGCGCTCGTCGCCGCCGGTCGCGGACAGCAACCACTTGAGCAGCTGGAGCTTGTGCTCCAGGATCGTCGCGGAGAGCGTGGTCTCCGAGGAGTCCATGTAGACGACGACGTTCGCGTGGCCCTGGTGCCCCTGGAGGGCGCTCTTCGAGTCGGACGCGCCACGCTTGACGCCGTCATCGGACAGCCAGCCGGCGACGATGAGGTCGTCGGGGATGTCCGTGTACAGCTTGAGGCCCTCCAGCTTCGATGCGGCCGAGACGGGGCCGAGGTAGAGGGCGTCGTAGTCCGAGCCGCCGATGAAAACGTTGTCGGTGTTGACGGTCGAGACGGGCATTGGTAGCTCCTTACTGGATGATCGTGGGGAGCTGGTAGGTGGCGGTGTAGCGGGCCTGGGCCGTGTCCGGGTCGGGCGACTCGGCCGGGGCGGTGCCCGTGACGGGCGTGGTGACCGGGAGCGGCGTCACGGGCAGGGCGTGCATGGCCTCGTCGACGTCCATGGCGAGCCGGGCCGCGCGGCCGGTCGACTCGGCGTAGGAGTCGATGGTGAGCTGGACCGTGTAGGCGACCCGGCTGTGCCGCCCGTCGCCGCCGGTGGCGGTGACGCGGACGAACCGGACCGGGCCGTCGGGGCCGTCGGGGCGGGTCGAGCAGGCGGGGACGCCGAGGGTGTCGGACAGGTGGGCGAGGAGCTGCTGCTTGATGTCCGGTGGTCTCACAGGCCACCGCCGATGGCTTTTTCGAGGGCGTGGTTGCGGGCCTGCGCGGCCTTGGCCTTGGCGGTGCGGGTCCAGACGCGGCCGGAGAGCCGCTGCGGGCCGTGCTTGAGGGTGGACTCGAAGCCTTCGCCGGCCCGGTCTCGGACGTTGCGGGTCGCGTTGCCGATCATCTCGGCGGTGGCGATGCCCTCGGCCTGGCCGAGGAGGACCTGGCGGATGGCGCCGTAGTCCAGGTGGAGTTTGACGCGGGCCATGGCCTATCTCCTTTCGACGGCCTTGAGGGTGGCGGCGGTCCCTAGCGGCCAGTGGGCGGGGCGGCCCTCGACCTGCCAGGTGGTGCCGTCGATGATGAGCTGGTCGGCGGGGCCGACGTCCACCGTCTGGCCGGGCCAGTAGACGGTCGGGGTGGACACGACCGGCGCAGTGCCCGGCTGCACGGGCTCGCTGGTGCCGCCCGGCGCGAACAGGCCGTCGGGCAGTGGCTCTTCGGCCCACTGGCCGGGGATCGGGTCGCCGTACTGGTCGACGCCTCCGGCTGTCTGCCGGCGGCGGATGACGGGGACGGCCCAGTCGAGGAGCCCGGTCATGGCGTCTCGCCGGGTAGTAGGTCGGCCTGCCAGGCGGTCTGGGCGGGTAGGCCGAGGGCGCGGCGGTGGGCGCGGGTCAGGAGCATCGCCCCGGACGGGGCCTGGAGCTGGACCGCCTGGCTGAAGGGGCCGGCGGTCTGGGTGGTGCTGACGGCGCCGACGATGTCACTTCCGCGCAGTACGTAGGCGGCCATGTCGCATGCGACGTCGGCGACCAGGTCGGCGTCGAGGCCCTCGGTGATGCGCTCGTCGATGTCGACGCCGACCCTGGCGGCCTCGGCGCGGATGATACGGGACGCCTTGGCGAGCAGGCCGTCGAGGCGCCCCGGGTCGGCCGGGGCGCCGTAGAGGGCCGTGTAGTGCTCGGCGGTGGCGAGCGGCTCAGGCACTGGTCTTCGCCCTCGCAGCCTTGGGCTTCGCCGCGGGCTTCTCGGCCGCCTCGGGCGTGGCGCGGGTGACGCCGAGGCTGGCGAGGTGCGGCAGCGCCCGCTCGGCGGTCGCCTCGTCGACCTCGGCGACACCGTCGACGAACTGGATGTGCGGGCTGGTGACGAGCAGTTGCGGGACCGGGGATGTGAGCTTGACCATGGGACCTCCAATCGGTGACCCCGAGGGGCCGGGCGGAGTCGTACCAGGCCCCTCGGGGTGCGGGTCAGACGGCGACGGTGAGCTTGCCGTGGGCCTTCTCGTTGCCGTAGCGCAGGCCGATCTCGCCGTAGATCTGCACCTTGTCGGAGGCGCCGGTCTTGGCGAGGGGCTCGGCGAAGAAATGGCCCTTGCCGGGAATCCCCAGGAAGCAGGGGGCGAGCTGGTCGAGACTGGCGACGATCAGCGTGTCGACCGGGGCGTGCCGGTCGAGCATGATGTTGCACCGGCCGAAGTCCGTCTCGATCGTCTGGAGGTGCACGCCGCCCAGGTTGCGGGTGGACTCCTGGTACTTGGCGTCGGTGATGAACGCCCTGGTCAGCGCCCGCTTGAGGCGGCTGTTGACGATGATGGTGCGGGTCTCGGTGGCCTGGATGCCGCCGTTGTCCCAGACCATCTGCATGAGGTCGAGCACGTCGTCGACCTCCAGGTTGGCGGCGGTGTGGGTGGTGGTGGCCACGTTGGTGGTGATCGCCTCGACGAGGCCGCGCGTCCTGCGGGGCTGGGTGGCGTCGGTCGGCATCTGGTACTTGCCGGTGATGAACGTCTTCTCGACGTCGCGGGCGATCTGGGCGAGCTGCTTCTCGATCTGCCAGCCGAGTTCGTCGGCGGGCAGCGGGGTGGAGCCGACGGTCACGTACGGCTGGCCGTCGGTGGCGCGCTGCCTGGTCGCGCCCTGCTTGGTGTAGGACACCTCGACCGCTTCCTGGTGGATCTCCAGGACGTTCGTGGCGGCGTAGCGGGCGCGGGACTCACCCGCGGGCGCGTCGGCGCCCTCTGCCCGCTGGCGGCCGTCGTCGGCGGCGCGCAGGTCGTAGCCCTGCCACTCGAAGATGGTCGAGCCGACGGATTCGCCGCCGGTGAGGCCGCCGATGGCGGACAGCAGCGGGGTGTCCTCCGGGGTGGCGGCGAACAGCTCTCCAACGTAGTTGGGGAGGTTGAACGTGGTACCCATGCCAGTGATACCGGGCATGATTCATCCCCCTTCCGGGGTCCAGGGGGAGCTTTGGTTTGCGTGTTTACCGCTTGGCGTTGCCGAGCTTGAGGGCCTTCAGGGCCATGGTCTTCTCGCGGTCGCCGGCCTTCTCGGCGGCGGCGATCTGCTCGTCGATCGTGAGCGTGCCCCGGTGTTCCGGGGTCCGCGCCGCCGGGATGTGCGTGTTCGCGGCGGCGGGGGGCTGGGCCTGCTCGGTGGCCTTGGTCTTCTCGGCCTGCCATGCGGCGAGCCGGTCGGCGTAGGCCTTGAGGTCGTCCCCGGGGCCTGCGAGCAGGTCGACGGGGATGCCGGTCTCGTTGGAGATTTCGAGGGTCGCGGCGCGGGCCTCGGCGGCCTTCGCGCGGGCCTCGGATGCGGCGAGCGCGTCGGCCTGCTTCTGGGCCTCGGTCTTGGAGGCCTCCTCGATCTCGTCGAGGCGCTGGCGGGCCTTGTAGTTCTCCTTCGCCCGGTCCTCCCACTTGCGGGCCTGGGCCTTGAGCTTGTCGTACTCGGCCTTCCAGTCGGGCTCCTGTGCGGGGGC